GCCGATGCTGCGGTGCCGACTGGTCCGTTGATTACCGTGCCTACGGTCTCTAGCGTGACCGTCGATTTTGGCCCCGGTGGTCGGGTGTTCTCGACGGGCATCGTGGTCGGCAATTCATCGACTGGCCCGACTAAGACGATAGGCGCAGCCGATTGCTGGTTTGACGCGCTGTACCTGTAAGCATGGCAAAAAAAGCCGCAGCGCCGCAAGACGATCAGGAAGTGCAAGACGCACAGAAATGGATTAGCACCATCACGGCCTACGAACGAGAGTTCAAGAAGTGGGAAGGCCGAGTTGACAAAATACTCAAGCGTTACCGCGACGATACGCGGACGCAGACCAACGGGGTAGCGAAGTTCAATATCCTGTGGTCGAATATCCAGACGCTGGTGCCTGCGACGTTCTCGCGCTTGCCGAAACCTGATGTCAGTCGGCGTTTCCGCGACAATGATCCGGTTGGTCGGGTAGCCGCGATGTTGCTAGAGCGCGCCCTAGAGTTCGAGATCGAGCATTACCCGGACTACCGTGCTGCCATGAAGAATTCAGTCATGGACAGGTTTCTCGGGGGGCGCGGCACGTCTTGGGTCAGGTACGAAGCGCATATCGAGCAATTGCCACAAGAAGCAGAACAGCCAGACCCGTTGCAGCAACAAGTCGATCAAGCGATGCCGCCGCAACCGGAACAAGACACTGGACAGATTTCCGGTGATGCCGACATGGCGGACATCCATGAGGAATTGACATCGGAGAGTGCCCCGGTCGATTACGTGCATTGGCGTGACTTCGGCCATACCATCGCACGGACTTGGGAAGAAGTTCTGTCGGTATGGCGCAAGGTCTACATGCAGCGCGAAGCCTTGATCGAGCGCTTCGGCGAGGAACTGGGCAAACAGATACCGCTCGACACCAGGCCGGACGAACAAAAGAAAACCCCCGGCGTGACTAGCGAAGAACAATATCAAGCGGTCATCTATGAGATTTGGGACAAGGAATCCGGCGATGCGATTTGGCTATCGAAAAGCATGGGCAAGATACTGGATCGCAAGCCGGATCCGGCCAAGTTGGAAGCGTTCTTTCCCTGCCCGCGTCCGCTGTTCGCCACGCTCACGACCGATTCTCTGGTTCCGGTTCCTGATTTCACTCTATATCAGGATCAGGCGAATCAGTTAGACGAACTGGCCGACAAGATAGACGGCCTGATTCATGCGCTGAAAATACGCGGGGTGTACGACGCCTCGCAGCCTGAATTAGGACGTTTATTCACCGAAGCCGGCAATAACGACTTGATCCCGGTCAAGAACTGGGCCACGTTCGCCGAGAAGCAAGGCCTTAAAGGTTCGATTGATTTGGTGGAAATCCAGCCTATCGTCGAAGCCTTGACAGGATCGTATGCAGCGGTGGAGCAAGTCAAGCAACAGATTTACGACATCATGGGACTGGCCGACATCATACGTGGCTCGTCCGATCCGACCGAGACCGCGACCGCGCAAAAGATGAAAGGCGCGTTTGGCTCGATGCGGTTGAGGAACATGCAGGGTGACGTGGTGCAATACGCCACCGAGCTATTGCAGATCAAGGCGCAGTTCATGTGCCTGAAGTTCCAACCCGACACGCTGATCAAGATTTCGGCAGCGGCACAGTTGTCGGATGCAGACCAGCAATTAATTCTGCCTGCGATTCAGTTGCTGAAGACCGAGCCTTTGCGCAATTTCCGCATCGAGGTTTCCAGCGATTCGATGGTGCAGTTGGACGAGATGCAGGAAAAAGCCGACCGCATGGAGTTCCTGCAATCGACTGGGCAGTTTCTGGAAAAGGCGTTGCCGGTTGCGCAATCCACGCCACAGATTACTCCATTGTTGGTGGAAATGTTGAAGTTCGGCGTCACCGCGTTCAAGGTAGGCAAGCAGGTCGAAGGCATGTTCGACGAGGTGATGGATCAGTTGAAACAAGCCGCAGCGAATCCTCCACCTCCTCAACCTGACCCTGAGATGGTCAAGGTGCAGGCGCAAGCGCAAGCTGATCAAGCGAAAACACAGATGCAGGCGCAGATAGACCAGCAAAAACTACAGGCCCAATCGCAGGCCGAAGCCCAGAAGATGCAATTGAAGGCGCAACTCGATCAACAGGTCGAACAGGCGCGGCAAGCGTTTGAGACGCAGAAGCTGCATCTGGCAGCCGAGTTGGATCAGCACAAGGCCACGCTCGCGGCCCAAGTAGACCAAGCCAATCAAGAAGCACAAGGTAGGCAAGAGGCGCAAGAAAACGCCATGGAAGCGCACCGCGAGCAAATGAAACTAGAAATGGAACAACAACAAAAACAGCGCGAAGACGAGTTCAACCGCTGGAAAGTAGAAATGGACAATCAAACCAAGATCGCCGTAGCCGAGATCGCCGCCAAGACCTCGATCCAAACCGCGTCGATGTCGGCGAATGCCGCCAATCCTGGCGACGGTACAGAGTTGGATGCAAGCGGTACACAAAAACCATCTTCGTCGCTGTCGGTATTGGTCGATGCGGTCAATAAAGCCTTGGCCGACAACATGAATCAAAACAAAGAGAGCATGTCCAGCATGATGGATGCTTTTTCCAAAACGCATGAAAAACTCACCGAACAAATGCAGCGACCGCGCAAGATTCTGCGTGGCCCTGACGGCAAGGTAATGGGGGTTCAATGATTAAAGCACATAACGAGGTGACTTCATGTCGGTAGGACAATCGCACGTCAGTGCTAAATTCGTCAGCAATATGTCGCTCACTGGACTGGCCTCATTGTGGGCATCCGACACCATCAAAGCGGCGTTCGTTACGAATGCTGCGCCCCCTTCGATCACGGACAGCGATCCGCGCTGGGGGACCGGCGGCACGCAAAACTATTCTACGAATGAAGTTACGCCTGGCGGTAATTATTCGGCAGGCGGTATCACATTGGCCGGGACCACCAGCACATTATCTGGCGCGGTTACTTCGCTTAATTGCACTTCACCGATTACCATTGCGGCGAATGCATCAAACCCTACGGGCGCATTCTGGATAATTTTTTACGACTCGACTGACGCCGGCAAGCACGTTTTTGGATATATGGACTTGGGAGGTTCAACCTCGTTGGTGCCTGGGTTACAAGTGAATATCAACGGCGTATCGAGCGGAACACAACCTCTGTTGCAAGGCACAGCGACCTGATAAATGGCGAATAACACCCAGGTAACGGCTGGCACCGGCGATGTCATCCGCGACATCGACCATTCAGGAGTAAAGACGCAGGTAGTCGGGATAGACACGAATATCGGTGGCGCCGAGTCGTTGATGACGATGACGAACGGATTGCCTTCGAATATCGTCAATTCGACCTTTGTTTTTTCGGCCAACGGGACCAACAGTTCGACTACGCAATTAGCGGCCGGCGCTACTTTCACAGGCGCGATTGAGGCGAATGCCAACTTCGTCAATGTTTCATTGCTGCTGATCATAGACCAGCCATGGACCTTGACCGTCAAGTTCTACATTGACGTATCTGGCGATTTCTCGCAGGCGGGACCGGCGATTGTTTTTACTGGTGTAGGCGGGGTTGGCGGGGGCTTGAATGTGTGTCTGCCAAACAATGGCAACTACACACAAGTCTTGTTGACGAATGCAGGGGGAGCGGCCACCACGCTGCTCAATCTGAATACGGCCTATGGCAATCTACTACCGGTTCAGAACAATTTAGGCAATCAACCGGTTTCACTGGCTGACGTTGGCGGTGTTCCGCTTTCTGTTACCGCCGGTCTGCCGGTAAATGTCATCAACACTGCAGCAACGAATAATTCGCAACTGATCGCGGCGCAGACCGCTGAAGGTGCTTTAGCGCATTTCCTCGTCGGCGCTCCAGATGGCGATTACGCTGGCTTGCCTATCCTTGAACAAGTCATCGATCCATCGACAGGCTTGCAGTTGCAAGTCAACGTGGCGAATCAACCCAAGGTAGACCAGCTAGGTAATGGCGGGGTGATTCCTGCGGACATGCAAGGCCCGTGGGTAGTGCAGGGCGGCATGGCGCAAATATTTACGACCGATAACTACCAGTCTCTGTCGATAGAATCGCTGTCTGGTGTGGTGACCGTCACGCAGGGCAATACACTATCCACGCTGCGCACAGTTAACAACGTATTAAATACCGGCACCGCGACATTAGGTAGCACGATCAGCAGCGCTGGTTTCGGCGTCATGCCTGCGACTTGTCGTTACGTGAAGGTGTCGGTTGCGGCAGCGGCAGGCAATGGCGCAACTGTGTATTTACGGCAGCAACCATGTCCTTTGTGGCTCAACACTACCGGTTTGATTGCCAACTTGGCACAGATTGCCGGGATAACGACCGTGACCGCTGGCGTCAACGGAACTTTATCTGTCGGCGGCAATGCAGCGGAAGGTGTGAACTTAGGCACCAACCCGATACCGGGCGGAGCCAAGGTGCGCACGGCGGCCTTAACTGCTCTTTCAGCCGGTCAAATATCGGCATTAACGGCGAGTTCCGGCGGCGCGTTGGTGACGTTTCCTTACTCTGTGCCAGATCTGTCTTGGCAGGCATCGAGCGGCATCACTCCACTTGCTACCACTACCTCGACGCAATTGGTGGCCGCAGCAGGTGCAGGATTTCGTAATTATTGCTCAGGGCTACAGCTTTACAACACCTCGGCAACGGTCTCGACCAACATTTCGATTCTGGACAATGCGACCGTGATTTGGACTGGCTTTCTGCCGGCCACTACGGCGGCACTCCCTGTAGTCGATTTGGAAGTGGTGTTCAACACCCCGCTGCGGGCGATCACCGCGAACCAAACCATGAGCATCCAGTGCGGCACTACCGGCGCATCCGTGTATTACAACGTGCAAGGCTTTTCGGCTCCATAACTTAAAGGTTAAATCATGCAACTTAATAATAACCCGTCATCGTTGGGCAGTCTCGCCAAGCCGGCCAACTCGCAAGGCTCATTGCCGAACGGTCAGTACGGCGAGTTGCTCATGTCGGAATTGAACCCGGTCTATTACGGCTTGCTGAAGGCTGGCAAAGTATTCAGTGTGTCCGGCACTGCGGCCAATCCATCTGCCTTCATCGGTGGCGCTGCCGGTACGCCTTTGATCGGCGTGTATAACCCTGCTGGATCAGGCGTGGATATTGTTCCCTTGCAGTTGCGCATGTCGATACGCACCACCGGTTCAGCAGCAGTGGCGACCGACTTCAATTTCTGGGCCGTCAATCAAGGCGGTGTGGCCGTGACCGGAACCCAAACCGCCGCACGTAACCTGTATTCGCAGGCGAATGCCGGTGCTGCCGCGTATTGCATGATCAATACCGCCAACACTGCTGCACTCGCTTCAACGCTGATTCTGCCGTCGTTCTCTATCGGCTTGACTGCGGCGACGGCGGTGACCAACGTGGCGCTGCTGGCCGATGATTTGAAAGGTTTGGGAATGCTCGCGCCGGGTAACTATCTGGCTTGGGGCGCTTCCGTGGCACCGACTTCGGCCTCGGTGGATTACGCGCTGATCTGGGCTGAAATCGCGGTTTAAGTATGACTACCTCATATGACACCACCGTCGTAGGGGTAGCGCGGTGTCTGATCACCGACATCAACATCAATTACCCGGCGACCGGGGTTCCGAGTGTAGTAATTAATCAAACCCAAGCGGTGACGATGGCGGATGGTTCTACCCAACTGTTGCAACCGCTCGGCTCGATCAGTGCCACGCTGGACCCGATAGCCAATGGGAATACGCCGGTGCAAATGGTGGATTTCCATACCGGGTTAGCTATTCCTGGGCAATTCACGACATTAAACGAAGTCATGATAAAGGTGCTAGCGATTGCGCGATCAATCCAAGTCGTGACGAACCCTTAAGGATGTAAATGTCGCTTACCATCCTCTTTAACCAACCGAGCGGTGGTGGGCCGACAATAATAGCGGGCCAAGTAGGAGTCTATACCTGGT